TCTAGGTCTTTCACGTCAAGTCGAGTCGAGACATGCTAGCGCTTATTGCGCCGGTCTCCGTGTGGGGGTGTGTTCTGTGGTGAACATTACGCGTGAACTAGGACAGCAATTTGAGTTACTCCTGACTCCAGCGCATAATTCACTGTTAGCAGACTACCTTTCACGTAGAGGTGGGGACTTCTATCGGTGGTATGTCGATTGGGAGATGGCTGACGTAATTCAAGAGGCCCTAGTCCGCCATCGGTATTCTTCTGTGCTGGAAGAATTCCGAAAGGGTATGCTCGATAAGCGAATTTCGAAACAATTTCGAAATATTGCGAATACCCAGGCAAATCTCGAGCATTATAGGTCGAAGAGTACTCCTTCCTTTACCTGGAACATCAACTATAAGGTTGCGCTTAGTTGCGTTGATCAGTTGATTGGGATTGAGCACAGGTCACTTCGACCGAAACTGTTAAATCCAGGCATGGATTTACGAGAAGTATTCTCGAATATGCAAGCTAGTGCAGGCGTTATTGCACCGGGCAAGACGAAGGAGGAGGTCCTTGACCAAATTCTTGACGTCGCGATGAAGATCAAATCTCTTATTAAACAACATTATCCAGTTGAAGAGATCTGGCTTCCAGCCATTGCCTTTCACAGGTCACAAATAAGTAATTTTGTTATTGATGATCATGTAGATTCATCTAACATTAAGCTGAAGGACAGATTTGTGTGGGGCGAGGATGGTGCTAGTGTTGCTGTACAGGGACAGTACGCTAGACCTCTTATTGATGCTATGTCTAGGTCTTTCTGGCAGTATGCTGGTGGTAAAGACAATTTTACGCAACACATGTTGTTCTACAACTATTGTGTGGGTAAGTATTGGATATCCACCGACATATCAAAGTTTGACCAAAACGTTCAGTCATGGCTGATTCACGACGCTTTTGAACTCATTAAGGCCAGATTTCCTGAATCATGTTATGATGAGCTTAATTGGATTGAATATGATTTCATCCATAAGAAGGTCATTGGTTATGATGGATTGCTATTTGAAAAGGATCGTGGTATTCCTTCTGGAAACTACTTTACTCAAATAGTCGGTTCCATTTGTAACCTAATCATGATGATGACGTATATCTCCTCTCTTTGTGATGGACGCTTTAAAGATAAGGAAGCCTTTGTCTTTAAAGAATTGTTACCACAGAATAGTGGCGATAGAATGTATTCTACAGCATTCGCTATGGGTGATGACAATATAACGTTCACACGAACAAGAATTGACATTAAAAGCTATTCTACTTATACGAAGAAGAACTTTGGTGTGTCAGTTCAAGCTGAGAAATCGTCTTCTGGCTGTGTCGAACCACCTAGTTTTCTCAAACGCATATGGATGTATGAAGGAGAGGATAGACCATTATTGGAATTCCTTCTTCAACTCATTCATCCTGAGCATCCTCGGCAGTATGACAAGCTGGGCTATAGTCCATATCACATTCTCTATGGCCTTTACTGCACGTATAAGGTATGTATAGGAGCTATATTTACTGAGGATGAGATAATTAGAGGTATGATTCGGTCCAAATATGGTCTCAAACCATTGCTCACTCTGGGTAAGAATTCTAATCATAGCGTTCCAGGGGTTCTTAGAACCATGACGGATAGTACGAGGCGTTACCTCTACGATCGTGCCATCCGTCGAAATCTTGTTGCATAAACTTGATGTCAGTTGGTAACTGGCGGATTGTAAAGGGGCT